TCAGAGAAGCCGGCGCGGGGGTTGGATCAGGCCTTCGTCATCATCGGCCACGCGGCCGACGCGGGCATCGACCAGCACATCGTCCCACGGGCCGGGGTCGGCGCGCAGCAGATGCGCGGGCGGTGTCGGCGCGGACAGCCATTCCGCGTGATCTTCGGCACGGACGATCACCGGCATCCGGTCGTGGATGTGGCGCAGGGCAGGCGCGGCATCGGTGACAACGATGGTGTGGGAGACGATCTCCCGCCCCTCGGGCGAGCGCCAGAGCGACCACAGGCCGGCGAAGCTGATCGTCTCCGCTCCCGGGCGCTGGATCAGATACGGCTGCTTGGAGCGCCCGACCGTATGCCATTCGTACCAGCCCGACGCCGGCACGAGGCAGCGCGCCTGATACCAGGGGCCGCGATAGAGTCGGGATTGCTCCAGCCCCTCGGCCCGCGCATTGATCGTCGCGATGCGGATGTCGGCAATGCTGCCGACCCAGGGCGGAATCATGCCCCAGCGGCTCCAGGCGAGGTCGCGGTTCGCGCGCACGATGGGCACGATCTGCGTCGGCGCGACATTATAGCGGGGTTGCAGGTTGGACGGCTGCGCGTCCGCTGTCAGGCTGTAGAGCCTGTGAATATCCCGCCAGCTCAGACGATAGGTGTAGCGACCGCACATGGGCTGAGAGACTTCGAGGCAGGGGCGGGAAGTGCCCCGTGGTGCCGGCGCGCGGAATTGAACCGCGGACCTACTGATTACGAATGAGCGTGCAGTCATTGCATGTCAATGCCTTAGAGCGTCAACCCATTCCCGTTCGAGCGTATTTGGACGAAGAGTTGCACAATTTCGTCCGCAGTCGGCGAGCGCCTGCCGACTACCTTTTGAGACTGGCGGCTACTGCGCCAGCGGTCGCGGGCAGCGTCTTCTCCGCCGACCGGCCGATCACATAGCCCCCGATGCCCCATTCCACGATGTCCCAGAGGTGCGTGTATTCGGCCTCCGACAGGTCGGGCGCGGCCCAACCGAACCAGCGCGCGGTGATCAGGCCGGCGAAAAGCAGCATGACGATGGGACGCCAGGTGGCGGTCAGCCAGTGTTCGGACGCCGCCTCGGTCTTGATGATGTCGGCGGCCGCAGCTTCGATGGACGCGCTCTGCTCCATGAGCTTCATCTGTATCTGCAGCTGGGCCTGGGCGGCCTGCGCGGGATCGGGAAACAGGCTCTTGAGCACGTCCCCAAGGATGGGGCCAAGCACCGGCAAGAGGGCAGCGAGCACGGGCATTCACGTCTCCTTGCCGCCAGCCTTGCGCCAGGCATCGGCGAGTTTGGTGTTGTAGGCGTTGACCATGTAACGGGGTCCGTTGTAGCCGCGCGCGAAGGTAGACCAGTCGTGGCGGCGCAGGGGCTGGTCGAGACCCTTGGCCTTGAGGAAGGCGACGAAGGCCGCCAGCTGCGCCGGCTCGCCGCGAGCCATCGCCAGGGTGAAGGCCGGCACATCGGGTTCCTCGAGCGAGCCGAAGCCGCAGAAGCCCGCGTTGTGGCCCATGATCTGGAACAGGCCCCAGCTGGTGGCCGACAGCGCCGCCTCGTGATCGAGCACCGAGGCGCGTTTCAGCCGCGCCCATTGTTCCGCCTGCGTCTTCGGATAGGGCAGTGCGCCCCACTTCTCATAAGAGATATCGGGGGCCTGATCGTCGAAGCGCCCCTGCGTCAATCGCGAGAAAACATGCGGCTCGAACAGGATAATCGGGCGCCCATCATCGCCCATGCCGCGCCCCCCGCTCTCGACGGCGATCACCGCCTTGACAGCCGGCAGGTCGCAGGCCAGGGCGCCGGCGGCAGCGGTCAGGTCATCGGGGGTCAGGCGCGAGATCACAGCCGCATCCAGTCGACAAGCTTGAGAACGAGGCCGCCCAACGCCGCCCCCGCGCCGCCGACCAGCAGCAGCATCCGCCAGCCGCCCCGCGCTTCGGTGAGCAGCGATTTGATCTCCCTCACGTCAGCTTTCAGCGTCCGCAGCTCTTCCTCGATGTTGTCGACCTTGGTCTCGACACGGGTCAAACGATCACGCTCCTCGGGTTCCATGGGATTACTCCTCGCTCACGGCCTGTGCGGCCAGCCACGCCGCGACGCGCTCCGGCGTCCAGTGCTCGGCACAGGCGGCTTGAACCTCTGGCGTCTCGCCAGATACGTCGGCACCGGGGGAAATGACGCGCCGGTGATAGTCGCCGGCCTCGTCGACCTCGCGGAGCTGAATGGGACCGAGGGTGTGGCGCTCGATAAGGTCGATCAGCATGGCTCAAATCCAGTATTTAACGGCGAGGTTGATGGTATGAGGCAGACCCGACGAAAGGTTCGCGATTGTCATGGTCGCGGTCGACGCTGCGGCGATATTGGTCTGGAGCATGATGTACGCCTGGTTGGGCGATACGCGCGCCACAGGCGTACCCGTGTAACCCGTAAAGCGCGCGTTGAGCAGCTGGATATGGCCACCGCCGATGACAGCCCCAGACAGGAAAGGCAGGCCATTGATGATGAAATTGCCGGCGGCCGTCGTCCACGTCGGGGTAAAATTGCCATCGAGCGTTGCTTCGACCCGGTTGCCGACCCGCTCATATTTTCCGCTCAGGGTATTTGACGTCACGGCGAGATCGCCGGGCGTGGAGAAGGATGGAGAAGGGGTCCATGCCCCCTCTTCCGGCATCGAGCTGTCCGGCATCACAAGGACGCCGGAATAACATGTAACTGTATAGATGGCGTTGGCGCGGATCGTGCCGGCTGGCAGGGACGCCCCGGCGGGCGTCATCACGGGCACAGCCGTCCGGCCGCCCCACGATATGGTGACCGCGCCAGTATTGGTCCATGCCGCGCGAAAGCGCAGCGTCATGCCGTCGGTCAGATCGGGCAGGCCGCCGCGCGACAGCTCGAGCGCGTTGGCGGTACCGCCCGCGATGCCGCACCACCAGACCTGCGAGGTCCAGCGTGCCGTGGCGTCGGAGAAAATCCGGTTCAGCATGGCGGCCTCACAGGTGATAGGGGTCGAGGGCGATTACATGGCCTCGACCGGTCAGCGCTGACTGAACCTGCGCGATTTCGTCCTTGGCCTGTTCGTGCACGGTGCGCCCGCCATCGAGGGCCAGCGCCGCGATGACGCCAGCAGCCGCGCCCGTGTTCATCCTGTCCTTTTCCATCCGCAAAGACCACTGCGCGACCGCGGAGAGACTGATGTTCGATGCCACCAGCAGGTTACTCGCCTCCGCTTCCTTGGGCAGCAGGCAGCGGGCCGGGACCTGATAGGGCAGGGTCCGATAGGTGAGCGGCGGGGCACCGGTGATCGGGAACGGGATCTTTGTGCCGGGCACGCCGAAGCGGGCGTTCTCGACGATCATCGGGAGCCCTGGCCCCTGCGCGAAGGTGCCCATGATGTGGGTGTCCAGCGAATAGGTGCCGACCGCGATGGCGTCACTCTTGGTGATGAACTGCTGCGTATCGTTCTGGTTCAGGACGTATTCGCCGATGAGGCGGCGGCCCGCGCGCACATAGAGCTGGCGCGCAATCCGGTGATTGTCGGGGAATTCACCGATGGCGTAACCGTAGGGCAGCATCGAGGCGCGCAGGGATGCAGGGGAGGACGGCGAGTTGGACTGCCACCAGTGCCAGCCGATCCAGTAGGCATAGGCCTTGTCATAGATCGCGTCTCGCTCGGCCCAAGAGGCTTCAACCCACTCGCGGCCGGAATAGGCCCAGAGGTCGCTGTTGTGGTCGAATTCACCCTCCTGCGTCGGGGATCCGGGCTTCCACTCCGACGGGGCCTGACGGATCAGAAGCTCGATCAGGCTTTCGTCATACCCCGGCGGCTCGAAAAATCGGGTTGCCCGCTTGCCGGCGCGAAGCGTGATCGTAGTGCGCAGGCCAAGCGGCATGACCCTGTCGTCGGCATCGCCGACCGTCAGGCCGATGGGGTAATCCTCGACGCCGAACAGCTTTTCGCCGGCCTGGTTGTAGGGGATGATCGACGAGGTCGCCAGATGCTTGCCCCAGCCGGCCAGTGTCTCGCCATAGACCGTATCGGCTTCGCGGCCAAGGATCGTCGACACCCCGGCGGCATGCATGAGGTCACCCTCCTCCGTCGCCTCGACGAAGATATCGGCGGTGAAGATGTGATGGTTGCCGTCGCTGTCGGCGCAGGTGATCGCATCGATGACGGTACCGGTCATATTGACCGACAGCAGGCGAAGGCCGGTCTTCGGGATCATGCGCGGGACCTGTCGCAGGCGGCGGCCGACCAGATATTCCGTCGCGGCGGACTGCCCCCGAAGGTTGACGGCCGTCGATCCCCACATCGCGGCGATGTCTTTGAAAAAATTTCCGGTGACGAAATCGCCGATGGTCTTGCCGCCGTAGGTGCCATAGTCCGTCGCCGTAAGCGAATTGATCGACATGGCGCCGATGTGATCGTCTGGCGTTACCAGAATTGCCGTGCGTTCCCCGCCATCGATGGCAGCGAAAGCCTCAACGGTCTTGAAGGAAGCAGCCGAGCCACCGTAGACGACAAGTCCGGCCTTGGGGTAGTGAATCTCAGCCATCAGCCAATGCCTCCCGCCTGGTTCCCGACGGTGACGACATTGCGAATTTCGCAGCCGTTCACCCCATGGACGATGCCTTCGATGCCATATTTCTGGGTGACCTGACCGCCGCCACCGGACAGCGTGGTGCTAGACCGCGTGATGGCAGCCCCTGTCTCCGCGAGCGTAAAGGCATCATGGGCGTTACCGGGATAGTCACCGGCAAGAGCAAGGCGGGCCTGCCATGCGCGTGTGCCCCATGTCATCTTGGCAATGGTGGCATTGGCGCTGGCGTTCAGAGCCGCTGCCGCCGCCGTCATCGTATCGTCGACGGTGGCGCCGATCTGCACTTCCAGATCGCCCGGCGTGCCGGACACAAAGGTCACGCGGACGCCGCCAATGCTGATCCAATCGCCAGCACTCGGATTGACCTCGAACTTGATGTGGCATTCGACCGAAAGTGCGATGGGCGAGGACACGGACACGCCGGTCCCGGAACAGGCCAGCCACATGTCGGAATAGACCGTGCCGCCGGGGTCTGAGATCAGCGTCAGGCGGGCATGGGCGCGGCGCTGGATGTAGATGAGCTTGGCGATTTCCGCGTCAGCACTGGCATTACAGAAGGCGGCCAGCGCGGTCACGGTGTCGTCGAGTGTCGCGCCGATTTGCACCTGCATGTCCATCGATAAGGAGGCCACGAAGGTGATGACGCGCCCGTTCAGGGTGATCGTTTCCCCCGCCGCCGGGTTGGCTGTGAAGCTGAACCAGCCGGAATTGTTGCGTGCTGACGCCGAAAATCCGGACCAGCCGCCGTCGATGATCAGGGATCGGACGCCGGGGGCGACATAGATGCCGGAGTAGCTGCCGAGGCTCTCAAGGCTGTTGCCGTTGACCTGGGGGTGCTTGATGTACGACGGCAGTGGCGCCTGCGCCAGAACGGCGATGCCCCATTTCTTGCAGTCTTTCGCAATGGGGTTGATCAGCCTGAAGTTGCCGAAAAAATTGACGTCGATCAGGTAGCCGACATCGTTCTGAGGTCCATCAGCGGTGCCATGATCGATCGTGATGTCCTCGCCAGCCGACAGGTGGAAGCCGTGGCTCGTTTGCGCGCGCGCGCTATGATCGTGCCAGTAACATTTTCGGGGGGCCTGAATATCGGCAAAGCCCGTATCCAGGCCGGTCGAGAAGGTCCAGACCGACTTGGCGCCGCGATAGGTTCGGGCCCATTTCGAGACGAGACCCGGGCTGCCGCCAGAACCCACGTTCGGCCCGACCGCATCCCAGATGGGGTTCAGATCGGTCGGCGAGGAGACGGCATAGAGGCGTTCGCGGGTCCAGTAGGTGACCACGTTCGATTGGTTTTCGCCCAGCAGCAGGTTGCCATATGTCGTGATGTAATCCAGCTGTTCCAGCCCGATATGAACGCCATAGACGCGGCCGCTTGCCGGCGTGCCCCGCACGCCGATGTCGAGGTATTCGGCACGGAGATAGGTGATCAGCAGCGTGTCTGTGCCGCCCTTGACCAGAAGGCCGGTGCCGATCGGTGGATCGGCGGCCACATCGTCACAGGGCCACCCGCGCAGGAACCATTCGCCCGCCATGACGCAGTTTTGGGCCGCAAAGGACAGGATCGTCACCCCGGGCGCCGCCGCGTAGAGTGTGGGCAGGCCCAGCCCGACGCGGGAGATGATGGTTTTGCCCCGCAAGGTGCCAAGATCGAGGTCTTCGATGATCGGAAGCGGCACCGTGATGATTACGACGTTGGCATTAGCCAGCGCGCGCTCCAGCATCCGGCCGCCGTTCCACGGATCCGTCGGGACCCAGTAATCTTCGACGTACACCGCTTCGGCGAGGTGCTGCGCGATGGTGCGGGGATGCAGGATGTCGGCCCAGGGGGAGTCGATCTTGGGCAGATCGGTCGTGGAAAGGCGTCGCGGCACGGGGATCGAGGGTTTGCCCGACGGCTTCTGCAAGCCGGCCAGAAACGACCCGGCCGGAAAGAGGCCATAGGTCCCGGTGTAGACGCCCCAGGTCTGGCCGTTGGCGTCGATGATGCCGTCGGCCGGGGACTTGATCTCCCAGAAATCGCCCGCGTAACTTTCGCCGTTCTGGATGGCGACCAGAAAGCCGGCGGCGAAGGTGCCGCCGGACAGGAATTCAGGCGGGCGGACCCACGGGGCGTCGAGGGCGTCGACCATCCACGGACCGCGATCCTTGGACGGGCTTTGGTTGGGCAGAAGAACGATATCACCGACCTCAAGGTCGTAATCGTCGACCAGCGTCGGCGGCGCGCTCAGGTCGATCTGTTCAGCTGCCAGCACGGTGGCGATGATGTCCGGCACGGGGCCGGTCGAGGGCTCTTCGCCGCCACCACCGGCCGGCAACTGCGCTTCGGCGATCAGGTCGCGCACCTGGCCCAGGGTGGCTGCATCGGTATCGGCTTCACCGGGGCCAAGGTTGATGATGCGATGCCCCGCGGCATCCCATCGGTCGCCCGCGTCGAGGGCCATTGCCCGGCCGATCAGCAAGGCGTGATCCTGCGCGATCATCGTCAGGCGATCGAGGGCATCTTCCGTTGCAACCGCGGGGAATTTCTGGCCTTCCTGCCATTCCGTGAGCTGGATCGGCGCCGTTCGCCGCCGAATGACGATGCGCACGGCGTGCGCGGGCGGCACAGCGAAGACGACCGTTCCGCCCAGAGGCGCGCCGGCACCGGTCACGGCATAGTCAGGGCCGAGGACCAGGACATGTTCAGCATTGGCGAGCACGCGGCTGACCACCAGATATTCGGCGGCGAGGAAGGGGAAGGGTACGGCGAAGACGGTGGAGGCGCCGTCGCCGGTATAGTCGATCCGGGGGGAGGTGGCGGCGATGGTCATTTGAAGATCGTCTCCCGCGGCAGGTAGAAGCGCTGGTCGTAGATGCGTTTCATCGACTGTTCCTGCCGGCGCAGAGTGCCGGGCGTCACAAACTCGCGCAGTGAGTTCAGAACGAGCACGTCGAAGGCCTGGCGCCCCCACCAGATGTTCGCGAAGGGAGCGTTGTTGATCACCGCGTTGAGGACATCCGCCGCCTTGGCGTCGCCATGGGACACTTTCAGGATCACCTGAAGCAGCTGCGAGGCGGAGCCGATGGCGGGGCCGGCGGCTGTGTCCAGCACGGTGTTACCGAAGCGCGAGACATCGGCGAAGAGAAAGTCACCGAAGATGCCGGCGCCGCCGCCCTGCACCAGCGCGGCGAGGATGGTGGCCGGATCGCCCGGGTCGCGCGGCGGCCAGCGGCCCTTCAGCACGTCCTTCATGGTCAGGGCGGCGTAGCCGCCCAGCAGCAGGCCGGCGGTGAGCGTCCCGATGTGGCGCCAGTTGCCGGCGGCGCGCTGGCCCCTGGTCGCGCCGGCGCCGCCAAAGAAGGCGCGGCCCAGGGCGCGGTTGGTGAAGGCGATCATGAAACTGCGGCCGGAGGTGATGAAGCGCATCACCTCGCCCGCACGCGTGCCGGCGCGGGTGCCCTGCAGGGCGAGGCGGCGGGAGGCGGCGTCGGGCCGCATGTGGGCGTAGTCCACCTCGTCCGCGATGAAACGCTGCACGTCCATCAGGACCTCGTCGCGCGCCTCGGCGATCAGGCGGGCGCGGGCGGCGGCGATCTTCACGTCCTTGTCCGGGCCGCGCATCCGCTCCGCGATCGCCTTCAGGCGATCGGCGATCAGCGGCAGATAGGCGTCGTCGGCCAGGGCGCCGGCGCGATCCGGGGTGATATAGGCGGTGCCGCCCTCGTCGAGGCGCTGGACGCTGGTCCGGATGATCTCCCATTTCTCGGCGGTGATGCCGTTCAGGCCGAGGACATGGGCGAACCGCGGCGGCAGTTCTCCCCAGGCACGATGCGCGTGCAGGGCGAGGTCGGCCGAGACGATGCGGGCGGCGGTCGCGCGCAGCACGTCGTCCCACCACTGGGCGCCCTGCCATTTGAACAGGGCCGTGGTCATCTTGGAGAGATAGCCCACCGGGCCGTCCAGTGTGTGCTGGGTGCCCAGGATATGTTCGATCAGGCCCTGATAGCCCTCGCCGGCCAGAAAGGCGACCTGCTGGCGCTCGCCCTTGGGGCGCCCGTCGAGAAAGCCCGCGATCTGACGGGTGAAGGTGCGAAAGAAGCCGCTGCCCCGGAACATGCCGGCTGCGGCGGCCATGACCGGATCGGTCGGCACGGCAGAAATGATCGCGCTGCCATATTTCGACAGCATGGTGAAGTTGCGCATGCCCGCGAACCAGCGGGCAGCGGTGATGTTCACCGCCTGGCGGGTGACGCCGGTCAGCTCCTTGTAGGCATCGCCGATGGCGGAGCCGTCGAAATCCAGCCGCTTGACCAGTTTTTCCCGCCGGGCGGGGTCGAGGGCGGGATCGTCGCGCAAGGCGCGCTTCTGCGCTTCGAGGAGGCTGCGGATCATCACTTCGGGGTTCGGGCCGAAGACATCCATCTGGCCGATGACGGCGGCGGCGCGCCGCTGGTGCAGGATCATCGCGGCGAAGATATTGCCGTAGCCGAATTGCCCCTGATATTCGTGCTGCGCCGCCGCGTCGATGAAATGCAGTTCCCGTTCGTGTTCCAGCCGGCGGGCAATGCGGGACGGTCCCTGATGCTCGCCCTTCGCGGCGGCATTGGGCGCGCGGGCGACGCCGGTGGTGATCGTCCGATAGATATCGGCAAGGGCCGTGCGCGCGCTTTCCGGCGTCGCGTCCTTGCCGAAGGACCGGGTGAGGTCGAGGCGGGGCAGGATGGCGTCGATCCATTTGTCCTGCCCCGCCTTGATCAGCTTCACCGCGTCGTGGATCTGCGGCGCCCAGCCCTCCAGCTTGCCGATGACGGCGCCCAGGCGGTTGGCGCTCTTGCGGGCCAGCTCGGCCCAGGCGGCGAAGCCCCGGGCGATGTGAACCGCGTCGTCATTGCCGGTGATGCCGGGCGTGCCGCCGTCGCGCAGCTCGTGCATCTCGCGGCGGATGTCGAGGTTCAGGGTGTCGTCGTCGATGATGTCGGCCAGATGCGGCCGCGCCTCGAACACCTCGGCCATCAGGCCGCCGGTCAGGCGGTTGTCCCACGACTTCACCACGGCGCCGGCGCTGAAGCGGCCCATCTCGATACCCTGCTGGCTGCCCTCGAGGAGGGACAGCACCGCCTGCGGCCGGTTCATGCCGCCTCCGACCATGGTGGCGATCTGGTTGTCCAGCCGGTCGCGCTTGAGGATGGTCAGGGCGGCGTTGCGGCGCTGGCGGGCGGCCTCGATGCGGATGCCCTCCGCCTCTTCCCTGATCGCATTTTCCAGCTTGTCGTTCAGTCCGGCGGCGCCCGTCTCGGCGCCGAGCTTCGCGCGGACTTCGTCCACGCGGTCGAGCACGCGGTTCAGTTCCCACTCGTTCAGCTTGTCGCCGGTCACCGCGCGGGCGGCGGCGATGCAGGCGGCGCGGGTGACGGGTTTCATGCGGGCCATGGTCAGACCTTTCCGCAGGCGATGGCGGCTTCGAGGGCGTCGGCGCTGGCGCCGGCCTGATCGAAGGCCCGGTCGGCCTCGTCCAGCAGGGCGCGCTGTTCTTCGGTCAGCCGGCCCTCGGCGCGCAGGTTCTCGATCTCGATTTCTTCGGGATAGGCGCCCGAGGCGGGATCGACGCCGAGGTCGGCGGCGAGGTCGGTCAGGGCTTCGGGCTTGCCCGTGGTGGCCGCGGCCGCGGCGGCGCCGGCATCGGGCGGCGGCGGCGGCGGCGCGGCGTAGGAGACGTCGCGGGCAGGGGCGAGGTCGGACAGGCGGTCGGGCAGGACGGGCACGGCGTCGTCGAAGTTGACACCGGCCAGAAGATTTTCCAAACTGACAGAGGAGGTCGGTGACGGGCCGAGACGGGCAGCGCCTTCCGCGGATGGCGCCCCCCCCTCAGTAGTGACGGCACCGACCTCTACGATCTCCGTCAGCCGGTGATCGTAGAACCGCCTGCCGGCGGTCGTATCCTTGATCGTCAGCAGAACACGGTACAGACGTCCGTCGAGTTGCAGCGGCGCGTAGAGCCGATGCACAGCCAGAATGTTTCTATCTTTCTTACGGTCGGCCCGGGTTTCGATCAAGATGGCGCGATCGAGCAGTTCGGGCAAAGCGCGCACAGCCTCCTGCTCGACCGCGGGCCTGATGGCGTCTTCCTTGTGCCTGTCCGAAACGAGTTTCGACGCAGCCTTGTAGCCGACCGTAATGTCGCTCCAGCCCATTTCTGCATTGCTCAAGTTTCGATGCCGCAAGTTGGCGTCGATCCAGTCCTTTGCCTGCTGCCGACGCTGTTGCGATGTCAGGTCGCCCCATTCCGGCGCCAGGCGCACCGGCTCGATCGGGGCATGGGCGGCGATTTCTTCCGGCGTGATGCGCCAGCCGGCTTCGCCCTTGGCGGGGCGGGGCGGCGGGGCCTCGGCCGTGTCGCTTTCGTCCGCGCGGGCGGGGCCACCATAGAGCTTTTCACGCGCGGTTTCGAGCACGCGCAGGGGCTGGGCCGCTTCGCCGAACAGGCCGGGGCCGGGCTGGGTCTTTTCCGCTTCGCCGACATAGAAAGCCAACGCCTCGGCCAGACGGTCCCGGCCGACCGGGCGGATGAAGCTATCGTCCCGGAACATCAGGCGAAGGAAAGCCCGGGTCACCGGGTCGAGGTCGCCGCCGAACATGTCGCGCTGCTGCGCCAGTTCGGCGACGTTGCGGCCTTCCGCGCGGGCGCGGCGCACCAGGCGGACGGCATCGACCAGCCGGGGGGTGACATCCATCGCGGCGTCGATCTGGCCGGTGGCGGCAAGGGCGCGCATCCGCGCCCATTCGGGCGCGACGTCGAGCAGGGCGCCCGCTATGGCGCGAAGGTTATGGTCCGTCGCCTCGGTGAAAAGGGCGAGGAGGTCCGGGGCGCCGTAGGCGCGGGCGATCAGCAGATTTTCGATCCGCGTCAACCCCTCGCGCGAGAGATTGCCTTTGGCGTCGAGCAGGGCGCCGCGTTCCGTCTCGGGGATCGTGTCCATCACGGCGCGGACGAAGGCCCGGTTGGCGCCGAGGGTGAGGGCGCCGCCCTCGTGCAGGTTCAGGGCCGTGTCCGGCAGGTTGCGGGCATCGGCCAGCGCCTGTTCCGTCGCCGACATGGCGGCGGTCGCCCGCGTGTTGGCGTCGCGGGCGAAGGCGGCGCGGCCGGCCTCGTCGAGGGGGGAGGTGCGCAGGCGGACGAGGACCGGCGCTTCCATGCCGTCGACCGGATAGCCCCGCCCGGCCAGCGCCTGGCGGTAGGCCTGCGCCCGCTCGCCGCCCTCGGCCAGGACGCGGCGGAGCGCGATCACCCGGCCGTTGCCGCTTTCGACGACGCCGTCGGCGCCGACGATGGGGGCGCCCTGATCGGCCTGGGGCTGTTCCATCAGCAATTCCGGCCGCAGGTCGCGGGCGATGCCCTCGACCTGCAGGCGGGAGGCATCGCGGCCCCGGTCGCGCGGCTGGATCGCCGCGGGATAGCGGGGGTTCACCTGCAGGTCGTCGCCATGGGAGGCGATCAGGTCGCGCGCCTCGACGAGGGCGTAGCGGACGGGCACGTCGCGGCCGGACGGGGTGATGGCGACATCGTCGCGGATCGCGCGGGCGGCGATGGGCGGCAGGCTGGGCGCGGGCGGCTCCGGCTTCAGGGTCAGGTCGCCAGCGGCGCGGCCGGCCTCGCCGATCGCGGCCTGGGCATGGGGCGACAGGGCGACGTCGCGGCCTGTCGCGAGCGCGCCCACGGCCTCGTTCAGCGGGGCGTGGACGGCGGCGGGCCGCCGCGCCGCGAGTTCGAGGGCGGCGGCGCGGGAGCCGGCCAGGCCTTCGATACCGCCGAAGACGCCGCCGATGACGGCGGCGCCGCCGAGTTCGGCCAGCATGGCGTTGAAGGAGACATCGTCGCCCAGGGCGCCCCGGGCCTGACGGCTGGCGAAGCCGAAGGCGGCCGTGTTGGCGACGGCATCGAGGGAGGCGACGAGGCCGGTGCCGATCACCCGGCCGGCGACGGCATTGCCCAGGATCGCGGTCGCCTTCGCCGCGGCGGCGGCCTTGGCGGCGGGGCCGAAGAAGGGGACATAGTTCACCGGGTCCAGCGCCTGACCGGCGATGGAGGCGATGGTCTGCACCGCGAAGGTCGGCGTCCGGTCGGCGAGGGTGCGGCGGAAATTGTCGCGGTCCCACTGTTCGGCCAGGGCCGCCGCCCGGGCCGGGTTCATGCGGCTGTCCCAGCGGATCGCCTCGCGATACCAGGGCGAGGCTTTCCAGGCGTCCTCGGTCAGGGGCTGGGCGGCCGCGCGCCGGGCCTCGTAGGCCGCGCGTTCGTCCGGTTGCAGGCGGTAAGGCCCCCAGCCGCCGGCCTCGCGCGTCATGCCGGGATCGAGGGGGGCGCTGTCGCCGACATCGGTCACCGCCGGCGGCGCGCCGGCCGGCAATTCCCCTTCGCGGACGATGGTGCCGAGGCCGAAGGACGACCGAAACCCGTCGGCCAGACTGGCGCCGATGGCACCGCCGGTCGAATAGTGCTGCGTCAGGGCACCCTGCCAGAAGTCGGCGGGCGTCATGGCGTCGATCCGCGAGCCGAGGGGGACGAGGGGGGTATAGCCGGTCATGGCGCCGGCACCAGCGCGGGCAGGGCGCCGCCGATCGCCGCGTCCGTGTTCGCCAGCCCGGCATCGGAGGCCTTCACGGCCTCGTCGACCGAGAAGATGATCGGGCCGCCGGGGCCGGACAGGACGAGGCCGGAGGCGGGATCGACCAGACCGAAGCCGGCGCCGACGTTGCGCCACTGGCCATCCTCGACCAGCTGATCCAGCCAGCGTTCGGACGAGCGGCGGAGATGGTCGGCATCGCCCGGGTTGGCCGCGTCCGGCGGCGTCACCGCCGCCCCGGCGCGCTTGCGGGCTTCGGCGCGCAGCAGTTCGAGACCGTCGGTCACCCTTCCGTCGAAGGCGCGCTGCGCCCGGCTGTCGGGCCGGCCGTAGCCGTCCAGCTGATCGGGCAGGGCGATGACGCCGGCATCGCCATTGTCGACCGCGTGGATGGGACCATAGAGGTCGCGGGCGGCGGCGCGCACGGCCTTGGTCAGGTCCTCCCCGTCCGCGAGGCGGAGGCGGACGGCGGCGCGCAGCACGTCGCCGTCGGTGGCGGCGCGGGCAGCGCCATCGCCCGAGGTGCCGAGGGCATAGACGGCATCGCCGATCTGGCCTTCGGCCATGATCTCGTCCTGAATGGTCTCGGCGATATCCTTGTCGCTGCTGGCGGGCCGGCCCGGCAGGTCGCCCGGCTTCACCGTGATGGCGCGGACGAGGCGGCGGGCGGCGGCATCGTCGCCCCGGCCGAGGGCGTCGGCGACGCGGGCGCTGCCCGGGGGCAGGCCTGCCGCTTCGAGCTGGGGGAAGGCCCGGGGCCAGTGTTCGCCGAAATCACGGGCGCCGCCGGCCAGCACGCCATAGAGGGCCTGGGCCTTGCCCTCCGGCGGGGCGGTCTCCACCGGCGCGACGATCTGGCGGGCCTCGTCGGCGGTCAGCAGGCGGGTGGGGACGCCGTATTTCTGCGCCACGGTTTCGGCGGCGACGACGCGGGTGCGCAGCGCGGCCGGGTCGGCCGCATCGAGGGGGGGCACCCGCACGAGGCCGACGCGGGCGGCCCAGGACAGGGGATCGGCCTTCAGCTCCGACCGCATGGTGTTCAGCAGGCCTTCGGCGAGGTCGAGTTTCTGCGCGGCCGCGGGGGAGACTTCGCCCGAAGCGCCGATGCCGGACCGCGCCTGATTGACGAAGCCCTGCAGCTCGGCCGGCGACCAGGTGCGGGCCACGGTCTGGAAGGCCAGCAGGTCTTCGGCCGTGGCGAGTTTGGTCAGGGTCGCGGCGTCGCCCGCCGCCGTCGCTTGATCCCGCAGGGTGGCGAGGTCGGCGCGGGACGGCTGCCAGCCCTGTTTCATCATCCGCTCGAATTCCGTCGCCTGCGCGGCGTAGAGGCTGCGAGCCTCGCGCATGGCGGTTTCGCGGCGGCTGGCCTCGGCGCGGAAGGTGGCGATGGCCTGTTGCTGCTTGTCCCAGGGCAGGGCGTCGAAGCCGGGCAAGGCGGCGGGGTTGCGCACGGCGTGCGCGGCATCGACCCCGGCGAGGGTGAGCGCATAGCCGAGACCTTCGCCCCAGCCGGCGCCCTTGGTCGGGTCGGCGGCAGTCCAGCCGGCCGGGCGTTCGTAATCCATCATGATGCGCGCGGCATCCTCGACCGTGGCCGCCGCCTTCAGCCGGTCGCCGATCGCCTTCTCGCCGGTCTGCATCTCGAACAGCGCGAAACGGGCCTGGGTCTCGATGCTGCGAGGATCGAGGCCCCGTTCGGCGGCATAGGCAGCCAGGGCCGACTTGCGCCCCTCGCCGGGTTGCGGGTCGCGCCAGCCGCCGATACCGAGGCCCGTGCCGCCGTCATGCACGGCGTTCGGATCGAAGCCGCTTTCCTGACCGAAGCGGCCGGCGACCGCGGCGGCGGCGGCGGGCGAATAGCCGGCATCGGTGAAGATCTTCATGACCGTCGCCGCCGGCGCCTGCCAGGCGGGGGGCAGGGGCAGGGGCGCGCCCGAGGCGCCGGCGGCGCCCAGGGCGGCGGCGGGGTCGCGCAGGCCGGCGGTGACGGCGGCGGCGAAGGAGACTTCGTCGCGCGCCCGATCGGCCAGGCGCTGGCGCTGGTCGGGCGGCAGGTCGAGGCCGGTCAGGGCGCCGGTCAGGTCGCGCAGCACGGCGTCGTACTGGCCCGGGTCCGCGCCCACCGTGCGGCTGGCGGCGTCGATCTGGTCGCCGAAGACGGCCGCGCGATTGCGCTGGCGCTCGCCCACCTCGAAGGTGAGGGCGGAGCCGTAGAGGCCGCCGCGCAGATCGGCCATCCGCGCTTCCAGATAGCGGGCGGCTCGGCCGCTGGGCGCGGCCTTCACGCGGTCCGCCAGATCGGCGTCGAAATCGGCGATCAGCCCGCCGGTGTAACCGGGGGCGCCGGGGGCGACCTTGCCCTGCCGGTCGAGGGCTTCGCGCGTCCAGCGCTCGCGCGCGGCGGCGACCTCGCTGGTCGCCCACAGGACCTCGTCCTGTTCGGTCGCCTTATCGACCGCATCGCCCAGCTGGCCGAGGGCCTGACCGACGCCGGCGAGGGCACGGGCCGGGGCGGCGGCGGCGCCCGGGTCGATCTGCGGCACGCGGCCGGCGCCGGTCAGGGCGACGCGGGGCTGATAGGTGTTGATCGTGGCCATCACATCACCTTGGGCAGGCTGGAATAGGCGCCGGCTACGGTGCCGAAGTCCTTGGCGCCCTTGGCGATGCCACCCGCGCTGCCAAGACCGGGCATTCCGGCGAAGGATGAGGCGCCGGACAGCAGGGCGGCGCCGGCGCCGATGTAGCCGGCGCGGCGGGCCTGGCGGCCTTGCCAGCGGGTGATGGAGCCCTGATTGCGCAGGTCGTTGGCCTCGACCTGACCGCGATAGCGCAGGGTCAGGGCGTCCAGCTCGGCATTGGTCGCGCTCTCCGTCATGACGTCGAGGACGGAGCCGGACGGGGCCAGCCCGCTTTCGGCGAAGGCGGCGCGCTGGCGGCCGAGTTCCTGCGCCTGCTGGCGGCGCAGGCGGTCTTCCTCGGCATTGGTGGCGGCGAGGGTGCGGGTGGCGGCCGCGTCCATCTGGCCGGCGTTCCAGTTGGCGGCCGAGGCGGCGGCATTGCCCTGCTGGATGGACGAGACCGCCTGCAGGCCGGCGGAACCGGCCAGCAGGGCCGAGGCGGTGAACGGGTCCATCAGACACCCCCCCGCGTGAGGGCGTAGAGGTCGACATCGCCGCCGGTCGGGGTGTAGCGGCGGAGCCGCGCTTCGTGGATGAAGCCGAACAGGCTCACCCAGCGATGGCCGGCGGCGTGATCGGGCGCGACATGGGCCTCGATCCGGCGCCAGTCGTGACTGTCCAGCCAGCGGGCGGCGCGCAGCGACAGGGCGACCATGCCGGAAGGGCCGATCCGGTCCGAGAGCATGGCCCAGACGACGGCGCGGCCCGGCCATTGCCAGGCCAGCCCCATGCAGCCGCGCAGTTGCCGGTCGGCGGCGAGCGAAACCGCCGGGCCGGCCTCGGCCAGCGCGGCGGCGTAATCGCCCGCGATCAGGGCGCGCGCCTCGGCCTGGGCCGGTTGCAGATCGACCAGGGCGAGGTGGGAGGGGATGAAGGGCACGATCTCGATCACGCGATCACCCGTTGGTCGTGATGTCGATGACGGCACCGACGAGGGTGCAGGGCTGAACGCCATCGGCGACCAGGGTGAAGCGGGCGCCCGCCCCCCATGGGCCGTCGAAATCCAGCTCGTAATCGCCGGTGAACAGGCCCGCGGCGGCACCCATGATGTCGGCCGGCTCGCGGAACCACGCCTGATCGAGGTGGGCGGTGTCGGGGCCGACCTTGAGGCCGCCTGTGTTGACGAGGCGGAGTGAAACCTTGGCGATGCGTTGGGTCAGGGTCTGGGCGGTGCCGGCGCCGCCGCCGACGTCGAGGGTCATGGGTTCGATCACGGCGGGGGCGGGCAGGCCGGCGAGGATGGTGCGCCCGGGGGTGACCAGCGCGATGGCACCGGCGGTCACCACGGCGTCGGGATGGCTCGCGCCATCGACCGCGACCTGCACCGTCTCGCCCTCAAGGTGATCGAGCCCGGTGACCGAGGTTACATCGACGTCGGAGCGCAGCATCAGGCCGGCGTCGACGTGCCACCATTCGTCCCGCGCCGCCGTCGCATCCCGCGTCGGCGTCAGATATTCGATATGGCGCACGGTCTCGCCGTCGATCTCGCGCGCGACGGACAGCCACAGTTCGTCGGCGTCGCCTTGCGGCGCGGGGATGACACCGATGGCCTCGACCTTTCCCCGCATGGGGTGGCGCGACCAGGCATAGACCTGCTGGTCGGCATCGAAGGTGAAGGCGATCAGCTGGCCATCAACCCGCACGCCCCACAGCAGGGCATGGGGCTGGTCGGCCCAGGCAAGGCCGATCACGCCGGAGGCCGTGATGTGCTCTGCCACCCAGGTCTGATCCGGGGCAGTGAAGCCGTCCGCCTCGACCGAATAGGCGGCGGCGCGCAGCTTGCGCCCGGCGCGCGCGATGAAGAGGGAGGTGGCGCCGACCAGCGGCGGCACAATGCCCCGGCTGCCGTAGGCGGTGACGGGGGCCGCCTTGGCGTTCTCCGGCCCGAAGGGTTCGGAGGAAGTCTGTTCCGACAACAGGAATTCGCCGCCCGCGGTGCCGATCAACAGACCGGCGCCGGTCGGGGCCAGCCACTGGCAGCGGTTGTTGCGCTGCGACTGGATTTGCAGGGCGACAGCCATTTCGGCGGTCAGCACGCCGTAATCCTTGGACGCGAAATTCTGATAGTCCGCCGCGACCGAGCAGTCGACGCGGCTGCCCCGGGCGAAGACGAGGCGGTTACGAAAGAAGGCGATCTGCTCGGGCCAGCCCTCGACATCGGAATAGGCGGCGTGCGCCCAGCGCCAGGTGGCGTTGCCGGCGCCGACCACGCCCGGCGGCAGATCCCAGTCGCCGGTCACGGTCGCCGTGGCGGAGGTGCCGGAGGCAACGGCGGTGATCTCGACGAAGCCATAGGGGCAGCCGATGAATTCCCATTCGGCGCCGTTGTCCTGATCGTCGCCCGTGATGTTGTGACCGTCCCAGACGCGCCCGTAGGTATGCACCGGCTTGACCGTGCCGGTGACCTCGGCTGCCCCCGAGACATCCTCGACCGCCGTGCAGCGATAGATCTTGCCATCGCTGCGGCGCAGATCGTCGACGGCGATCACCTGTCCCGGTTCCCACGGCAGCAGGCCGCCGCCGTCCTTCATCTCGATGAAGAACAGCGCGCCGACATGGCCGGGCAGGAAGATGTCGGCGCTGGCGGTGAGGGTGATGCTGCCCGAAGCGGCGGAGGCATAGACCGTTACGGCCTTGTCGTCGTTCAAATCCTTGAAGGGGCCGTTCCGGGTCTTCAGGCGTTCCAGCGTCCAGTTCGTCGCGCCGAGGCGCGACAGTTTCTGTTGGGGCACGCCGGCACAAGCCCAGTACATGACATCGCGCGACTGCACATGACGCAGGCGGCAGGCGCCGTCGCCATCCGTCGACAGCGGCAAGGTCCAGGGCGTCACGAGTTCCAGCGGCGCCGCGCCGTCGAGCAGGGTTCCATGGTTCAGATGGATGCGCAGGTAGCTGTCGCCGGCCTCGAGCATATAGGCCTGATCGACCGAATACTCGAAGGGCACCAGCCAGCATTTACCCTTCGCCTTGCGGACGAAACCCGTGCCGGGGCGGCGGGTGACCGCGCCCTGAACGAGGGGAATGAAATTCTCCAAGCGCCGGCACAGGGTCGGATATTTGGCGAAATCGGTGCGCGCCCCCATGAGGGGCGAGGCTTCGCCGCCATTGAAGGCGGTCAGGATCGGCCGGGTTCTCATGCCATCACCCGGGACATCAACCAGGGACCATCGGGCGGATAGGCCGGGTGCTTCTGGATCGCGTCGATGCGGGCGGCGTCGCGGCGGGCCAGCTTGTAATCCTGGTGGAGGCTTTCGCGCTTGTCGGTCGACGAGGTCAGGGCCTCGCAGATTTCGAGGGCGATGGCGATCGCCAGCACCTCGTCGAACAGCGGGTGAAACAGGGTCGGGTCTTCGATCCGGCGGATATAGCGCAGGGGCAGGGGTGCCGGCAGATCGGTCAGGAGGTCGCGGCCCTCGATCGACCAGGTGGCGGGATCGCCCTGCCGATACTCCGGCCCGACGGCGAGATAGCCCACATCGTCGAGGCCGATCTGGACGAGGGAGAGGTAGTCGATCGGCAGGCGGAAGGCGCGGGCGAAGCCGAAGGCCGGCGCCTCCGCCAGGGCCGGCAACATGGCCCGGCCGAGGGAGAAGCACCAGCGCGCCCGCTGAAGTTCCGCGTTGCGGCAGCGGGCGTAGGCGCCCCGGATCAGGCGCCCGGCCTTCGAGGCCTCTTCCCAGGCCGTGAGGTGGGGGTTGCCCAGCTTGACCAGGGCGGCATTGGCAATGTCGATATCGGTCAGCGCCATGCCGCCCTCGCGCGCCTGCGGTCAGGTTTCCGGCGGGGGCCAGTCGGCCCCGACCAGATAGTTGCGCAGGTCCTGCAGGGCGACGATGACCTGCTGCTTGTCCGTCACCTTGGTGTCGTCCAGGGTCAGCACGATGGCGGTCGACGGCGCCGCGACATCCGAGACCGCCACGGTGCGGAATTCCTTGCCGACGTCGAGGCCGAGGTAGATCGCCGCCATCAGGCGTTGCCCACCAGGAAGGTAATCGCCAGCGTGCCGGCGCCCGGCAGCGCGGCGGCGCCGACGGTGGCCAGCAGCTCGCCATCGACCGTCTGGCGCACGCCGACCGCGGCGGCCTTGCCGAACAGGGTGGGTGTGTCGACGGCGGTGAAGACAGCGGCGGCGCGGAACTTGGCCGCGGTCGCCGCGTCGCCGATGGCCAGCGTCGACGTGCCGAGCGAGACGCTGGACGTGATGATGCCGCCCAAGAAGGCGTCGCCCGGCGGCAGCCGGCCGAGCACGATGGTATCGCCGGAAGCCTGACCGGCCAGGGTAACGATGGCGGTATGGGCGCGCACCTTGCCGCCGGCGAGGGTGCCGGACGGCAGGCCGGGCGGGATCGCGCCCCATTCGGACAGGTTGTTGGCGTAGGTCTTGGCCATGGCGGGTCTCCTTACGGCTCGACGCAGGTGATGGCGCCGACCTTACCTTCCTCGCAGCGCGAGCCGCCCAGGACCATGTCGGTGTAGAGCTGGGTGGCGTATTTCAGGTCCGGGCGCTGGTCGATCTTGGTCTGGACTTCCTGCCAGGCGTTCAGATGCACGCCGCTGGGCACCCAGAACGGGCACTTGCGGTCATTGCCGGACAGGGTCCAGGTATCGCCGTCCGGCAGGGCCGAGAGTTCGCAATGGACGAACTGGAAGCCCATGAACTGGCTGATCTGGCCATCCACCAGCACCGGCCGTTCGTTGTAATCCTTGGAGTTGATCTGGGGATCGGCCAGCAGGTTGTCGTGCTGTTCGGCCGTGACGACGAGAATGGGTTTCTCGTTGATGTTCACGAAGTTCTTCAGCAAGAGTTTTTTCGCCGCGCGCAGCTTCGCGACATTGAGGCCGGAGGCCGTGCCGCCGACATCCTTGCCGACCACATTGCCGGCCGGGAAAGGCACGGTGGTGGCACCGTTCTTGCCGGTGCGGGCGACGTCGAACACGGCGCGGATGATCTCGCCGTCGATCTGCCGGCCCATTTCGAGGGAGGCCGCTTCGAGATAGCCGGACTGCGGGTCGGTGATCTGGAACAGCTTGTCGCGCTTGTCGATCAGCGTGCCCCAGTCGAAGGTATTGGGATACACCCAGCGCGCCGTGCCCGGCACATTCATGTTCGGGGTGGCGGAGAGACGCGGCGCGTTCTTCTCGGCGGGATCGGCCTTGCCGATCTGGTTGATGTACTGCGCCCCTTCGCCCATCTGGTTGCCGGGCTGGACATAGGCCCGCAGCAGGGAGCCGCGCTGCTGCAACAGCAATTCGAGCGCGGTGTTGAAGGTGGGCGCGAGGTGGGCGGGAATGATATCGCTCATGGGCAATCCCCTTGCGAAACAACGATTGGATTGTCTCGAAGGGGTTGCCTGCCGGGTTACACCCGCCATGAAGGCGGATGTGCCACAGACCCGTTCTAGGGTTTAACGTCGACCGTCGACGGGGGTCTTACCCACCTGTAGCGGACCCGCGTGAGGTTTCCCGCTGCAACGCCGGCCACGATGAGTCTGGCCGGCGCTGCTGTCAAATCGTCAAAGGTCAGGGCAAAACTATTGTTTGACCCTTGCTTTTTTTATTTCCTCATCATAGATGGCGACCTTATACGTCGCTGCCGGTAGCGACAATTCTATGATGTGAAGGCAATCAAGGGGGCGACGATCAATTCCGAATTCGAAGGAGCTGGCGAATTGCCGCGTAAAGATATCGAGAAACGCCCGCATGAATGCTTCCTGGCCGCTTTGAGTTCGCTCGTATCGGGCCTGCCGCTCATACACATCCTGCATAGCGGCGATCTGGTCCATCACGGACGCCATCCGTTCGTGCATGATGTATTCCAGCGCGCGCCTGGCTGCCTGTTGGATCGCCACGTTCTTGTTGGGCATGCCATATTCCGCAAGCCATTTGTCGATGCTTTGCTTTGCTGCTGCGGCGTAACCACTTGAGTACGAACTCCAGCAGGCGGCGCGCACATCGGCGGCTGCCTCCTCGCGCTTGTGCCGGTCGCGCAGGATCTGTTCCCTGGCCCAGCGGACGGCGGCGGGATCGCTCATGGTCACGCCCCTCCCGCCGCCAGTTTCTGCAGCGTTTCCATCTTCGCGACCGCTTCCTTGTGGGCGGGGCCGGTGCCGAACAGATAGGCGTCCATGAACGCCTTGTCGCCCTTCAGGGTCTCGATCTCGGCTTTCGCGGCCGCGGCGCCGCCGCCGAAGCCGCCGGGCTGGGGCGCGCCGCCTTCGAGGGTGCCGACGCCCATGGCGGCGCCGATCCGGTTGAACATTTTGATCAGGCCGCCGGCGCCCAGCGCGGTCTCTACCTTGTGGATCAGTTCGGCATCCTGATCCGACGCGAACAGCCGAAAGGCACGGCTGCCGAGCTCGACATTCGTGTCATAGTGCGCGCCCCATTCCTTTTGCAGATCGGCCACTTCCTTCAGCCCCTGCGTCTTGCGCGCCTCGTCGGCGGCGCGGGCCTGGGCTGCCTGCATCTCGTTCCAGGCGGTGGCGAGGGTGTTCGCCTGCCCCTGGGTGAGGCCGGCCTTGTGCAGGATGGGCGCCATGGTCGCCGCGAATTCGCCGTTGTCGCCTTCCGGCACCGGCAGCTTGTAGTCGGCCGGGGTCACGGGGCGACCAAGGCGGTTCCACACCGCGTCCCAGGCGGCCGGCTCGTCCGTCGGCTTCGGGATCGCGATCTTATCGGCGCCGACCAGGGCTTCGAGGCTGGCGTAAGAATGCAGCACGTCGTCGGGGCCGGACCATTTCTTGAGGGCCACAAGGTCCTTGTGGGTCTCGCTGTACCAGGGGGTGGCAGGGGTGGTGCCGGCGGGCGGCGTCGCGGGCGTGGCGCCGGCGGGCGGGGTGGCCGACGGGGTGGCGGGGGGCTGGCCGGCGAGGAGGGTGGCGCCGGCGCCGGGGGCGGGCGGGGTGGCGGGGGTCTGGACGGGGTCAGCCATTGTAGGTTCCTTCCTGTTCGGTCAGTTGGGCGAGGGCGGTTTCGTCGAGTTGCAGGAACTGCTGGATGCGCAGCCAGACTTCCCGCCGGCCTTCGGCGAGGGCCATGGCGACGGGATCGAGGGTACCGGTGACGGGCGAGACGCGGGCGGTGGTACGGGTATCGTGGCAGAAGCGGCGGAGGTCGGCCAATACCTCCGCCCCGGCGAGATTGGGGCCGCCGCCCCTGCCGCCAAGGAAGGCATCCTTGTAGGCACGGGCGCGGCGGCGGTTGCGGGTGATCAGGGGGATATCGACCATCAGAAGGGCGCCTGTCCGGCCTGGGCCTGCATTTGAGCGACGTCGCGGGCGACGCCGGAGGCGACGGGGGCGGCGCGCAGCAGGGCTTCGGCCTGGGCCTGTTGCGCCCGGCCTTCCTTGAGCGCGGCGATGGCCTCGGGGGTGCGCAGGATGCGCTGGGGTGCGCCGTTGACCGAAGCCAGTGCCCGCACCGCCTGTTCGGGATCGAAGGCGTCCATCACCGTGGGGTCCATCTGCGCCCAGGGCGTGACGGCTTCGAGCGTGCGCATGATGGCGACGCCTTCCTCCGCCCGCGCCAGGCGGGACAGGGGGCTGTCGTAAATGACCGAGAGGGCGCCGCCGGCGTGCGCCAGCTCGTCGGGCATGGGCGGCAACAGGCCGGCGGCATCGAGGATATCCAGCTCCCGGGCGATCATAGGGCCGAGCAGTTCGGACTGCTGCCGCCCGATGTTGGGGGCGAGCAGGGCGCCCTTCTCCTGCGCGCGGATCAGGGCCTCCGTCGCCGTCATGCGGGGCGTCTCGATCAGGATCTGGAACAGGGTGACCAGGAAGGCGTCGGCGATCACCCGGCGGCGCTGTTCGATCATGTCCAGCCCGATGTCGATCCGTGCGCCGGTGTTCAGCGCGTGGACGAGGGGGCGCCCCATGTCGTCGACGCCGCCATAGTTGAGGGCGCCCGGGCGCATCGAGAAGGCGGAGAGGATGCCGTCTTCCGGCAAAAGCAAGGGCGGATCGGTGGCGATGTTCGCCCCCCGGATCACGGCCTTGGACATCTCGTTGACCATCTTGATGTCGGGCAGGACGGTCATCGCCGGGCCGCGGCCGTATTTCTCGCGCGACGCAGTCATGTAGCGCGAAGGGCAGAAGGGTCTTGTGCGAAAGCCGCGTTCGCGCACGATCGACTTGCCTTCGACCGCGACGGTGTAGGAGCCGAAGGCCATGCCCCGGAAATCAGCCCGGCGCGGGTCGAAGTCTTCACGCGGCGCAACGCGCTGGATGAAGTCCCACTTCCGGTCGGGTTCCTTGTCGACATATTTCGCGATCGCCTCGGGCAGGGCGTCGCCATAGGCCTGCGCAGCCTGGCGGGTCGTATACCGGAACCTGTAGTGCGTCGTGTCTGGCCGGCCGGCTGCGTCCTCGTCGATCCACAGGCTGGACAGGGGGATGGCCATGTAGCGGGTGCCGTGTCCGATATCATCGTCGATGAACAGGCAGCCCGTGCCGAAGGCGCCCAGCGACAGGAAAGTCTCGTGGGCCTGCGACGAGAAATTGGCACGCGGCGCGTAGCGCGCGGCATACAGGCGGCGGTTGACATGCTCGCACCAGGCCATGACCCCGGCGTTTTCCGCCAGTGCCTCGTCGGCCGGGCGCAGCGTGTGCCACAGGCTTTGCCGGGGGATCAGCAGGCTCTCCATCGCGGCGGCGAAGCGGTCGAGGGACAGGGGCGCCGTGGCGTCGAACTGGTACTCGGTCCGTTGCTCGCCCGGGTTCCGCGCCTGGCCCTGAAACAGGCTCTCCCGCGGCAGGACATAGCGAGCGACCTCGCCCCAGTGCCGCTCCCAGGTGCCGCGCTCGCTCTCGTAGTGCTGCTGGCGGCGCAGGATCTCCGCCGCGCGGCTGTCGACCGTCGCCATGTCACGCCCTCCCGCTGGCGGCGCCGGCCTGACCGAGCAGGATCGCCTTGCCGATGCTGGCGGCCGGCGTGGTCACGCCCTGCGCGCCGGCCAGCGTGGTGGCGCCGGCACCGCGCCGCCGCCGCACGCGGTCGGCCTGATCCGCCGCGGCGGCGGCATCGTCGATCGTCGGCGCCGGCGGCGGGGCCGTTACCTTCGGGGTCTTAGGCGTCGAAAACAGGGCACCCATGGCGGCTCTCCTACCAGTCGTAAGCGGATGACGTGCCGGCGGCGATGCCCCCGGCCTGCGCACGTCGTGCGCTGTCGCGCCGGGCCTTCCGCCCGGTGACCTCGGCATATTCCCCGCCGCCGAGGAGGGCGTATTGCAACCCGTCCATGACGTGGGAAAACTCGTTCTTTTCCGGCTTGTCCTCGAAGCGGTCCTGCCCGGTCAGCTGGACGCGGCGGAAGCGATAGCCCGTATTGAAGCCCTTGCGCAGCACGCGGCAGCGGGGGGAGAGAAGCAGGCCGGGCTTGCCGTCGATCAGGCGCGACAGGGGACGGTTCACGGCATCGAGGCGCAGCACCAGGTCGTTCGAAGGCGCCGGGCGGAACTTCAGTTGGGTGACCGCGCGCATCACCTCGACCCAGCTCTTCTCGTCGGTCGACGCGCGGGCGGCGGCGGCGGGGTCGCACCAGGGGGCGATCTTCGCCAGGCCGCGATAGCGTTCGGCCAGCAGGCGGTTCAGGGCTTCGCCGAAGCGGATGGCGCCCATGTCGGCCGCCACCAGCTCGTCGAGGATCAGCCACTGACCGAGCGGCGTTTGCTGCGCCAGCACGGCGCCGGGGGTAAGCCCTGCGTCGGCGCCGATCACCAGGGGCCAGTCGGGGTTCGGCTCGATCTCGGTCGCGGTGACATGCACCGTGTCGCGGAACTCGGCGAAGACGGGCTTGCCGTCGCGGCTATAGCCGAATTCGTTTTCGATGAAGCGCCGCACGAACCATTCGGGCTGGCCCTTGGCCTGTTCGGTGTAATAGCCTTCCGGCAGGTTCGCGATGTTCTCGGCCCGGGGCGACCAGCCGGAGGGCTGGCGGAAGAAGGCTTCGTTCTCGGTCGGCTTGCCGTCGACCGTGCGCTTCTCGACGAAACGGCGATAGGTCCAGTTGTCGACGTCCGGCGCGTTGAAGTCGCACCACACACCGCGCCAGCTGGGGCCGCCGTGGATCTTCGACGGGTAGCGGCCCGCGCGGGAGCCGAGGAAGGTCACGACATCCTCGAGCAGGCGGTCAGCCTCGTTCACATAGGCGCCGGTTCCTTCCCAGCCGCGCATCACGTCCTCGATGCGGTCGTCGCCCAGCGCGATGAATTCCACCACGCAGTCGACCGTCGTGCGGTCCGGCATCTGGAACTTGAGCCGGTGCACCGCCGGCGGGCCGGCGAAGAACTCGCCCAGGTCCTTCGGCACCCAGGTCAGCCAGGACGGCAGGGTGGTGCCCTGAAGGTTGCGGTAGGTGTCGCGGACGACTGCCCACTTCGTGTAGCGCACCCCGTCGATCGGACTGGGCGCCTGCGTCGCTGCCGCCATGAAGATTTTCATCAGGCTCGTCGACGTCTTCGCCGAGCCGACAGGCCCCATGATGCCCGAGAGGCGCGACCGGTCGAGCATGAAGGCCTGGGCGATCGGCCCGGGCGGCTGGAAGGCGCGGAAGTCAAGCATCGCAACCTCCAACCGCCCGCGCCCGACCTTCAACCCCCGCCCTTGACGCAGACCTGGAATTTCGCGGCGACCTTTTGGAAACCCTGGAAGCCTCGCGCGAGGCCCGGGGGGAAACGGGCAGGCGGCGCTTGGGGGTCCCCCCGGGGGGTGTCGGCCGGGCGGCGGCGGTCGCGGCGGGGATCGACGGGGCCATCGGCAGGGCCGGCCCGACTGATCCGCAATCAGTCGGTCGCATCGTCCAACCCCTTGGCATCGCTGGCATTTTCGTCGTCCGTCAAACTCGATCCGTTCAACTCGACCTCGCGCGAAACGCTAAGTGCTTGATTTTGTTGGGCTTCGGCGATCATGCCGAACAGGCCTCCGGCCGGCCCGGCCGATGCCCCGGCGAAGGCGCCGATGGCCAGCAGCGGCAAGCCCTTGTTGTCGATCTGGATCGCCTGCGGGAGCCGCTGATGCAGGTAGGGCGCCAGAATGTCCATGGCCCGCAGCTGCAGCTGGAACGCTTCCAGCGGCTTGCAGCCCAGCTCTTTCGCCAGCTCGCCGACCGGGCGGCTGAACACCTCGGCAAGGCCGACCAGCGGCGAGCGATAGCGGCCCAGGATGAAGTTCACCCAGTCCTCGGTGCGCTTGTTCTTGGCGCCTTTCGGCCGCCCGCCGCGCCCGCCGCCAGCCGGCGCCGGCGGCGCGTCCGGCGCGACCTCGGCCGCCAGCAGCGGCAGCTGCGCCGCCGGCTGGAACGGCTCGTCGCCCTCACCGAGCATGTCGGCCACCACCGCTTCGATCCCGCTGGGTTTCGACATGGTATTTGCCCCCTATTTAACCGGCCGCGCCGAGCGTAACGGTGCCACGGCCGAGCGTTACGGCGACCGTTACACCTGTCGGTTTCTTAACCCATTGGAATATATATCTATTTAGACATGGATATGGGTATGTAACGCGCGTAACGCATGTAACACACACCTGTCGCGTATGTGCGCGCCTGCACATGCGCATGTGCGAAGCGCCATATTGCGTTACAAGCGTTACGGAACGGGAATTCGCCATATATTTCAATGGCTTGAATGCGTAACGGCGCCCGTAACGCCCCCCGCACCCACCGTTACGAGCGTTACGCCCGCCCGCCCCCATCGCGACTGCTCGACTGAAAATGGTTGCAGGCGGGCGCAGGCGCAAGAGGGCGGCGCCGGGTTGAGGGGTATGAGCGGGTTCAGAGGGGAACATGGACGTCCTCCGATCTGCGCGGGGAAGCGCCATCGCCCATGCCGTCACCATCGAGCGAGCGCAGCTCGGTGTCCGGCGGTCTTCCACACGGCCAGATGGCTGTAAGGGGAATGAGGGTCACCCGTACCGGCACGCCGCCGATGCGCTGTGGCCCCTCGGGGACGATGGCGCCGGGGGTGCGACGCAGGGCCTGCACCCAGACGCCCTGGGTGCCGCTGCGCGCGGCCCAATGAGTGCCGGCGAAGATCTGGTCGATCGTGTCGCCCTTGTTGGCCACGGCCAGATAGAGCTGACTTTGCTTTCGTCCACCCTCCGGCTGCTCGACCTCCTGCGCGATGATGCGGAGGCCATAGGCGGCCAAAACCCGCTCGGCCTCCTTGCCGGAGCCCATCAGTTCCGCCTCCTTGCCCAGGCGGCTCGGCCATGCGGCATTGGCGATCCAGGTGCCGACCGATTGCTTGATGCCGACGCGGTACACGTCGGCGACATATGACGTGATCCGGCCGAGGCAGTTTTCGTGATCGCGATCCGCACCATCGCGCTCCGCGAGGGTCGCTGTGCGCAGGCGATAGCCCCATTCGGCCAGGTAATCGCTGTCCGGCAGATCGTCATGCAGCAGCAGGTCGGCGACGGCCAGCAGCGTGCCGAAGACGTCGGCGCCGCGCCCCCCGTGCCCATTGGCCGCCATCGCCTGCCGGAACAACTCGAGGGTCTGGGCAAAGCGCGGCCATTGATCGACGAGGCGGCGGCGCAAGCCCCGGCCGATTTCGCCCATCACCCGCTCGGTGATCGGCGGCGGCGTGCTGCCGGTCAGCGGGTCCAGCTCGAGAATTGCCATGCGGCTGCGATCCTGCGGCAGCAAGGGCGGCAGCAGGATCGAGGAAAACAGGAAGCAGCTGCGGGCGATGAATTTGGACGAGGTATGTTCCGCGCCACCACGCAGGATCATGCCGCCGCTGGCCGCCAAGCGCGCCAGCTTCACGACGGCGTCGACCTTGCGATTGTCGGCCTCGGCCTCGATCTCGTCTATTGCGACCGGCAAGGTCGCGTGCCCCAGCTCCTGCCAGATGCCGGCCGCGCTGGCGTCGGCGACCGAGACGAGGCCGGCACTGCCGCCCAGCAACCATGCGATCAATCGCTGCAGCGTGGACTTGCCGGTGGAGGCGTCGCCGGTGATCCAGGCGACGGGGCGCCAGGGCAACACGCCGCCGATCATGCCGCAGCCGATCCAGCCCAGCAGCAGCCAGGGATCGACGTCGGGACGCTTCCACTCCCAGGTCTTCAGCGCCCGCATCACGGCTTCGGCCGGCCCGTCGAAGCCCGACGGCGGGGGCACGCCTTCGGCCGGGCGCGGCACGGGCGCCGCGGTCGAATAGACGTAAGGCCCGATCATGCTGGGCCGATGCCACAGCCCGTTGACGAGGATCGCATCCCCGCAATGCAGCAGCAGTTCGCCGTCCGGCCCCAGCCAGGCGCCGCGCCCGCGCAGGCAGGACAACGGATCCCATACGCCGCGCGCCGCCGCCGCCGGCATCAGCGTTTCCGCCGCCAGTTCGGGCCGCCAGCCGACGATATCGCCATCCTTGTTCTTGCGGGGCCAGGCCTCGTAGAGGAATTGCGTGTGAACGCCGAACAGGGACAGGATCTTCAACCGCCCGTGCTCGCTGGACTTCACGTCGCGCAACTGGCCGCAGGCGTCGAGGTAATAGGCCGTGTCGCCAAGGACACCGAGGGGTGTGACCGGGCCGATCTTGCCGCGATCGTCCAGCACGTCCTCGTCCGGTCCCGCCGGGGGCGGTTCATCCGCCGGGGGTGGCACGGGCCTCGGCGCAGGGCGCGGGACGGGTGCCGCCGCGTCGAGAGCGGAGAGGACGGGGTCCTGATCGTCCATCATGCCCCCTGCACCGGCCGGCGGATACCGCGCAGCAAATCGTTGAAGTCCTTGTACTCCGGCGGCGGCAGGGCTAGCCGCACCTGGCGCCCTTGATCCTGAAGGCGCCAGATCGCCGCCCTCAGGGCATTCTGCTCGGCCTGATTGGGGTCGTTATCGCCGCAAATCACGATATCCTTCCAGATCGGCGGCAACACCAGCGCGCCCATATTTTTCAGCGATACGGCCGAAATCACGCGCCAGGCCGGCCGCTTGGCGACGATGGACAGCGCATTTTCGATGCCTTCGGCGATCGCCAGCGTCTCGTCGGCCGCGGGGTCTTTCCACGTCCGCCCGTTCGCGCCGCGCCACAGCGGAATGAAACCGCCCGCCAGCTCGCCCAAGGACATCTTCGCGTCGCGCCCTGGCGGCGTGCCTACCGGCGCCTTGCCCCAACTGCCGTCCGGACGCTGCGCGAGGAAGGTGCGATGGGCGGCGATCGTCTCGCCCTCGGCGTTGATGACGCAGGCGACCATCCCGGCGAAACTCTTGCCCGCGTCGGGATCCATCCTCGGCGCCTCGCCGGGCGGGCACCATTTGTAGGTCATCGCTGGCTTGTAGCGCAGGCCGCGCGGCACGCGGGGCATGGTGCCGACGTCGATGCCGCGCCCCTGCAGATAGAGGTCGACCGGCGTGCCCAGGATATCCGCCTCCGCGCCGTAGAACAGCCGCTGCGCCCTGCCACGCTGGGCATCCCGGTTTTCATTCGCCTTGCGGATGTTCTGTTCGCGAAGCGCCGCCGCCCGGGCGCGCTGCTTCTGCAACAGCTTGTCGTCCATGCGCTCGAGGCCGAGCCAGCCGAGCGCCCATTTGAAGGCACGCTTCTTGTCGTTACCGAACAGCGCGCCCGCGACTAGGTCGAGTGCGTCGCCCTTGTCCTGGCCGGAAAAGTCAGCCCATACGCCGGCCTTGCCGCCCGTCCTGCAGATCGACAGGGAACGCCCGGGGTCACCGTCGAGCGAGCCGACCACCCATTCGTGGCCGACCCGCTCCGCATTGGGCAGCAGGTCGGCCACCAGCGCGTCGATGCGGTCGGACAGCATGGCGACGACCTCGGCGATGTCGATCAGCGGGCGTTGTTGCGCCGTCATCGCAAGTCCGCCCTCTCCTGCCAGGGGCTGGCATCCGGCTGGGGGGCCAGCCGGGCGCGCTGGATCGCGTCGCGCAGGGTCTCGCGACGGCGGGTCCAGTCCTCGACCGCCTGACACAGGCTTTCGGCCTCGTCGATCAGGGCCTGCACCGCCGGCGACGGCGGCCTCCCCAGACTGGTGATCGCCTGCCGGACGCGCAGCACGCAGCGGTAGGACGGCTCGGCCATCAGCTCCTGCGCGCGCGAAATCAGTATCGTTACCCCTGCGGGCACCAGCCGGCAGCGCGCCGCCTGGTCGCGGGCCTCCCGCTCGATCCGGGCGAGGGTGGCGGCGCAGCGGCCGGCGATGTCATCGGGCCGCATCATGACGCGAGGCGCCCCAGGGCCGCGGCCGCGGCATAGGCCTCGCGCGCGGCCTCGGCTCCGCTTGCCTGCATCGCCGCCAGCCGTTCGAGGACGAGGCCGATGGGCGAGGCGGCGGGATCTTCCGGGCTGACCGGATCGCGCGACAGCCGGTCGAGCAAGGCCGCCGGCTCGTGATCGTGCTGCAGCAGGAGCGAGACCAGGATGCAGGCATCCGCCAGCGTCGCCTCGATCTCGCTGCCGCATTTCGGCCCGGACAGGAACACTTCGCGCACCCGGCCGCCGTGATCGAAGCCGATCGACAGCAGCCAGTCGGCGCCATGCCAGCTGACGACATCGGTCAGACACAGGCGGCGGTTCGGCAGGCGCTGGCGGTCAGGCGACGGCATGGGACCCCCTCGGCACGCAGGCATAGCAATGGGTGCGTTCGGCCGAGGCCGAGCGGAACGAGGCGCCGCAAGGACAAGGCCGTGCCGCCGGCGGCCGAGGGGCCTCCGCCGGCGGCACGCAGTCGGACAGGCCGCGTGCAGGCAGCCCGTCGGGAGAGGGGGAGGCGGCGCCCGCCAGATCGGCCAGCAGCCGCGCGCACGCCGTGCGCAGGTGCCCGCGCCCCAGGCGCGCGGCCCGCGCCATCTGCCGCAGCCGGATGTCTGACAGATGCGCCATGGTCAGGCCCTGCCCGACGCCAGCTCGGCCTGATACCAGTTGCTGTCGCGCGGGCAGTCCTTGCGCAGCTCAGCCACCACCTGGTCGAAGGCCTTCTGGGCGGCATTAAGCCGGCCGAGGCAGGTATTTCTGTCCCGGTTGGCTTCGGAATACGCCTTGTCGGCCTTGCGATAATCCTCGCGCGCTGCTTCGAGTTGCTGCAGGGCGGCGGGAAGGGTCGAGGGGGCATCGGCGGCCATGGCGTCAAACCTTATGCGTGCCTTCGACGCCGCGCCGCATCCGGGCGAGCGTGCGGGACTGCAGCCAGTGCTGCGCCTCTTCGATCTTCGTCAGGGCCAGCGCATTTTCGCGGCAGGCATAGGGGCCGGCCTGAAACGACCGCAACCTGTCGGCGACGATGGCCAGCAGGGCTTCATGGGTGACGCCATTGACGCCGACTTCGGCGATGGGGCCGTTCTGAAACAAGATCACGGCACGGGTGTCGGAAAGCTGAGTATGGTGGCCGTTTACATCCAGCAGCGATTCATTCGTGGCGAATGACATGCCGGTAACCTCATAGCGGTGGCAGGCGCCACCTGCGCCGGGCTCATCCGTGACGGTAATGGTCAACTGGTCGTTGGCCGGGTTGACGATGTGATCAGTCAAATTGCGCATCAATGCACCTCCGGGGCGGGGTCCTGGGTCAGCACGACGTCGACGGCGACGGTCTCGCGATAGCGGCCGATGTCGTCGCGGAGGAAGGTCCTGTCGCCCCAGCGCAGGACCTGCGGCGGGGTGAGGAACGGCGGCACCAGCGCGGTGGTGACGTAATCGCCCTCGCGGGTCAGCAGGGTGATGGGTTTGAAGGGGTCAGGCATGAATTCGCCCTTCTGCCGACTCGGCAACCCGGGGTTTAATGTGCTCGCGCACTCCCGTTTGGTGCGCGAACTTCGTGAGGTCGAGGACATGGCAGCCAATCCCCTGTCGCCACATGATTTCGCTGTTCTGCTGATGCAGGCCGTGTTGATCGGCGAGAAAAAGCACGCAAGCGGCATCGTGGGCGGCTACACGGACATTTCCCGCGAAGAACTGCTTCGTCTTGCCCAGGACTGCGTGCAGGTGGCGCTGGGGGGCAAGCCCGTGCCGGCCACGCTCAACCTTCAGGTCGGTCATTTCGATCCCATTCCGCCGGGACCGTCGGCTTGACCCGGCCCATTATGTAACCTTCGAGGTAGTAAGCGGCCTCCAGGCGCTGCTCGATCCCGTGATCCGGAGATGTCAGCTCGACGAGGTGAAGGCGCAGTTGTTGCCTCTCGGTCAGGCCGAAGCTCAGGTCGCTCATTCCGCCGCCTCCATGCCCGGGGTGGGCGCGGGGGCCGCCGGGTCGGGGGCGGCTTCCGCGATGCCGTAGAAATCGTTGGCGGTGACGAGGCCGCCGGTCGCCACGAAAATCTTGCGCATCGTCTCTTCCTTCGGGATGCGGCGATGCGGATGGCCGGCGGGCAGGCAATAGCGCGAAATCGTCATCGGCCGCTCGCCGATGGAGCGCCCGAAGCTCGACCTGTTCTGTCCGTTGGCCGCGATCCAGTCGGCGAGCTGCATCAGATCACTCCCCGCTTGCCGACTCGGGCGCCGCGTCAGACGCTTCCGGTTCCACAGCATTGGAGACCGGAATGTCGCCGCCCGAAGTCACCCTCGATCTACTTGCGTGTGACCTGATCACCTTGGCGAGAAACGTCGCGATGACGGAGCAGACGGTCCAACAGATGATGCCGGGCCTTGCCAGCCATGCGGCGCATCTGGTCGCACTGAATGCCGCGGTCGCGGCCCTTGCCGCCAGGCTCGATGTGGACTTGATGGCGGTGGCCCGCGCCTTGCCCCAGCGCATCCCGCCAGAATATCCGCCAGAGATGGTGCAGGTGGCGCAATCGCACTTGGTCAACATGGGAGAGACCGCCATGGCCATCAGACGCAAAGGCTGAAGCCGAGGCATCTTGATCGACGCCAGTCGCCCGCCTTCGTCCAGGTAATACGACGGCGCCGGATCGAGGGTTTCGGGGCGGCTTTGATCGGTCATCGCGGAAGCGCCTTGCCAGAGAGATTGGGGATCGTCGATCCTCGCGGGTCCGACGAAAGGAAACGTCCATGACCGACAGCTTTATTGCCGTCCGTCCCCATGGGGGCGAGGCCGAGCCCGAGCTTCAGATCGAGAGTATCGAGGGGGTCACCGGCAGTGCCGGCGGCGTGCGCATCCGCTTCTGGAGCGTCCAGGGGGAACACGGCTTCATTGCCGTTCCCGCCGACGAGCTGACCGAGGTGGTGCGGCACTGGCTTATACACCACGGTGCCGTCTCGCGTTACGCGCGCCTGCGCGCGGCGGCAAAGGCATTCGACTGACGCGGCGCCGGGCCCCAGCTGCTGCGCGAGGCCGACGAGGGACGGCCGTCCGTAATGCGAAACCGTGCCGTCGCCATCCGTGATCGTCAGCTCGACGATGGCGCCATCGGGCTCGACCTCGACGGCCGACCACCGCGCGCCGCGCCAGGACAGCATCACCGACAGGGCCGCCAGATCGCCCAGGCGCAGCGCGGGGCTGACGATGCGGGGTCTATCAGGGTGGCTTTGATCGGTCATCGCGGATTTAGCCGTTTCGGATAAGGGGGCCACTAGATGCTGTGGCTTCACCTTTGCCCAAAATGGGCTATGCTGCAAGTGTGTTGTTACCTGTTTGCCCAAAATCTCCATCGACGGCTTTGCCCATTTTGGCGAAACCCGTCTGCATGAATGAAAACCAGCCGAAGAAGAATGTTGGTGGGCGCCCGCGTAAGGACGCGCCGCCTGGTCCGCCGCCTAACAGGCTGACGGAGTTGCGGGAGCGGCAAGGCTTGAGTCAGGTTGACTTGGCGAAACGTGCCAACATAGCAGCGACCGCCGTTAGCAAATACGAGCGAGGCGCGCTGGGGATTAGCCTTGAAAAGCTAGGCCGCCTATCAAAGGCTCTGAAATGCCAGCCTTGGGAGATTGTGCCAAATCAAATAATGCGCCCCGATGAATGGGATGCCCTGAATATTTATAATAAATTGAAGCCTGACGAGAGGGAAAGAGCCCTAAGGTTACTTATGGCTCTTGTTCAGTAAGCTATTTATAAAATCGTCCGTGCAGAAAAAACCCTTCTCCTTCATAAGTATTTCCTTTACCGGCAGGGTTAGGGCGCCGATTGATGAAGATTTCTTCATAATTGATATATCGGCTTTCATTTTTTCTGAAAACATTATGAAGGTCCACCAAAGGTCCCCGTAGCCCTCTCCCATGACATCTAAATTTATGGCGGGATCATTTGGGAAAATTGTTCCACTTCTCGCGGATAGCGCGATCGGAACCCCTTCTATCCTAAAGGTAAACGTTCGCTCGCCCATGATCCCCTTTTGTATCGGGCTGGGGTTGGTATTATTTCTTTGAGCGGCCTCGTGCAGCGCCTCAATGCTACCGGCTCGTATGCCGGCCATGATCCATTCATTCGCGGCAACTATGCGGCTGGCTGTTTCGCGCGCCCGGATTGACGTTGCCGTTGTCGTCGAGCCGAACAACTTTCTCCACCACCCCATAACTCGCCTCGCATTCAGTGCACCCCTGAATGTGGGCCATATCGAAAAATCCACCTTTAAGCGTCTTCCAATTTGGGCAAACTAACTATAGTTTATCCGTTATGGGCAAACCGTAGGAGGCACCCCCATGCACACCACCACCCCTATCAATCGGCCCTGGGTCGACATCCTGTCGCCCGCGCAAGTCGACGCGCACTTCGAGGAGCTTTCGCGCCTCGATGCCAGCTTCGCGGCCGCAAGCGCGCATTTCTACGCGACCCGCAGCGATGCGGATCTGGCGGCGATCGCCCGGCAGGCATGGCGCTGCAACGAAGGCGAACGGCATCAGCTAGCGCGGTCGATGCTCTCCCATCGGGCGGACCGCCTCGCCGACGCGGCGGCCGCCTGATGGCGCCGCGCGGCAAACCGGCGGCGGCCGACGGCCCCATTCGCCGCTTCGCCGCCTTCGCCGAGGCCAATCCGCAGGCGGCGGCCAAGATCATGGACCGGATCGAGGCCAGCCGCATCGGCTCCTGCGTCATCCGCCTGCCGCCCTTCGACGCGGCGCGCGCCCTGCCGCCGTGCTGGACCATTCCCAAGACCTGAGGATCATCACATGACCGATACACCGAACCCCATCGACATTCAGGTCGGCGCCCGCGTGAAGCTGCGCCGCCAGCTGCTCGGCCTGTCGCAGACCGATCTGGCCGACAGCCTCGGGCTGACCTTCCAGCAGGTGCAGAAATACGAGAAGGGCACCAACCGCGTCTCGGCCTCGAAGCTGTATCAGCTGTCGCAGACGCTGGACGTGCCGGTGGCCTTTTTCTTCGACGGGTTGGGCGGCGAGGCGGCGGAAACCGCCGAGGTGCCGGCCCTGACGGCGGACGCCGTGCGCCTGGTGGCGGCCTTCGAGACCATCCACGATCAGGCCATCCGGGCGCAGGTGGTGCAGATCACCCGGGCCATCTCGGCGGCGCAGCCGGCGGCGGTCGACGAACGGCTGGTGTCGGCCGCGCGGCAGGCGGCGGAGTAACCGGGATGGACGCGCTCTATGTGACCTGCCCGCGCTGCGGGGGCGAACGCACGATCTGGGTCTATACCCGCCTTCCGACGGATTTCCTGCCGGCGGTCGGCGAAACCCTGAACTGCCCCACCTGCTGGGGCAGCGGCGAGGTCTCGCGGGAAGCCGCCGCGCATTGGCGCGCGATGCACGCGGACAGCGGGGAGGCGAGCCATGCGCGGTGACATCGTGACCAATGTCGTTCCCTTCCCGACGCGGCAGCGGGTCGAGACCGACCGGCGCCTGCACCCCGGCCAGCGGGTGCGCGTGACCGCCGGCGCCTACGCCGGGCGGGAAGCCCGGGTGATGGGCATCAACGAGGCGGGCGCCTTCGCCCAGGTCGCGGTCGGCGGCGTGATCCTGTCCACCTCGATCTGGCACCTCGAAGTCCTGGCCGAGGCGGCGCCGGGAGGTGTGGCATGAGGCGGCTGTCCGAAGCTGAGCGCGCGGGCCTGCTGCGCGTGGCGCGCGGCGCCATCGACCGGGTGCACGGCTATCCGCTGACCCCGGCGGAGACGATGCAGGAACTGGCCCGCGTGACCGGCGCGGCCGTGCTGCTGGCGGCGACGGCGAGCGGGCGCCACCCGGCGGATGTGCTCGCCGACGCCATGGAGGCGATGACGATGGCGACCGGCCCCGGCCAGGCGCCCCGCGCGGCGGGAGGTGGGCGATGAGGGGGCCGACCAACGAACAGCTGCAGGCGGTGGAGGCTGAAATCCTGCGCGCGCTGGAGACCATTCATCCGTCGGTCGATCAGGGCATGCGGCATCTGGCGGGGATGATCGGTCGATGCCTAAAGGCGCTGGACGGCCAAGGGAACAACACGGGGGCATTGGTCGCGGACTGCATCCGGGCCATGGCGGAAGGGCATGGCGCGCAGGTCGATATCGCGGTCATCGCTCCGGAGGAGGACGCACCATGCGACCGCCCGCACTGACCTCCCCCGCGCTGGCCCTGTCGGCCGAGGCGGTGCGCCGCCTTGAGGCCGAGGTCGCGGCCGCGCTCGACCGGGCCGGCCTCGGGCAGGAGGCGGGGGCGATGTTCCTCGCCGATCTTGCTGGCGTCCGCATCGGCCTGTCCGCATCGCCCGATATCGCGGCGACGCGGCTGCGGCGGGCGCGCAACCGGCTGGCGCTGGCGGCCTCCGCCGGCCTCAACGCCATGCGTCCGCATTGGGACGGCCTCGATCACGGGGGAGGCGCGCCATGCAGCCCGCGGCCCTGACGGCGGCGGCCCAGGCCGGCCGGCTGATGACCGCGGCCGAGGTCGCCGCGCTGCTCGGCCATGCCCTCGGCTGGTTCTACCGGGAGCGTCGGCGGCTCGAGGCGGCGGGCTTCCCGCCCGAGGTGCGGGGCCTGCGAAACCGCTGGGATCGCGCCGCCATCGAAGCCTGGCTGGACGGGCAACTGCCCGCCCGGCAGGCGCCGCCGGCAGCGCATGGCGATGCCGACCCCGAACTCGCCCAATGGGCCGCGATCCTGGACGGACGCGCGGCCGGCACGCACAAGGAGAGGTGACATGACCCGCAAGAAGCCCTTCATTCCGGCGGTCGCGACGTTCGATCATTTCAGCCATGGCGCCGCCGTCGCGGCGGAGGCGGCGCCTGCGCACGACGTGCGCATGGCGCCGACGGACGGCCAGATGATCGAGCTGCGTCACGACCAGATATGGCCCTCGAGCCTGAACCCGCGCAAGCACTTCGACGAGGAGGCGCTGGCGGAACTGGCGGCGTCGATCCAGACCAGCGGGCTGCTGCAGAACCTGGTGGTGCGCCCCATCGAGGGCGGCCGCTTCGAGCTGATCGCGGGCGAACGGCGCTGGCGCGCCATCGGGCGCCTGATCGCGGCCGGCAGCTGGTCGGAGGACACACCGATAGCGGCCCGCGTCGTCGACGCCTTCGACGATCACGAGGCCCGCACGTTGGCCATCATCGAAAATCTCCAGCGCAAGGACATCGCCCCGCTCGAGGAAGGGCGGGCCATGCTGGCGCTGAAAGAGGGCGGCATGGCGGTGCCCGACATCGCCCAGGCCATCGGCATGAGCCGGCGGCTGGTCGAGACGCGCATCGCGCTCGTCACCCGGCTGGTGCCGGAGGCGCAGGCCGCCCTCGATGCCGGCAGCATCAACCTCAACCAGGCGAGGGAGCTGCTGCCGGCGACGCCGGAGGTTCAGCGGGCGCTGGCCAAGAAGCTGGCCGCGCCCGATGCGCCGACCTATGTCACGGCGGTGTCGGCGATCCGGTCGGAAGTGCGCCGCGAACTGGTGCCGGTGGAACGGGCGATCTTCGACGTCGAGGCCACCGGCATCGAGGTGGTCGAGGATCTGGACGGCCAGCGGATGCTGCCCCGCGCAGCGTTCCTCGCCGCCCAGAAGGCGGCGGTGGAGGCGCGGGCGGAAGCCCTCAAGGGGCAATACGCCAGCATCGTGATGGTGACCTGGTTCTATGCCTTCGATTGGGTGACGGCCGAGAAAATCGGCCGGCTGCCGCAGGAGGGGGCGGCGGTCATCGTCATGGCCGGCGACGGCACCGTGTCGGAACACCTCGGCCTCTTCAATCGCCGGGAGGTGGAGGCTGAAGAGAACAAGGAGCAAATGGCTGCACATCAGGCGGCGAATGCCCGGGCTCAGGCCAGCCACTCGGCGAGAATGGCTGCCATGGCGGCGTTTACGACCGATTTGCAGGCGGCCCTGCGTGACGACCCCACCCTGGGCCTCGCTGCCATGCTCGCGCTTATTCTCGTCGGCGAGGGTAACGGAATGATCGCACTCGAAAGCGCGCTTGATGACGATGTGCTGGCGGAATTCCTGGACGAACTGGGCCTCGACCAGAATAACGAGCTGGCGCCAAGCATCGCGGATGTGATCGCCGCCGGGCGGCGGATCGGGCCGGAAGCCATGTCGCGGCAGGTCGCGAACGTCGGCTCGAAGCTCATCGCCTGCTGCCGTCACTGGCACCCCAAAGCGGACCAGGACGATATCGAGATCGCCCGCGAGTTGGGCGTAACCATCCCGGAAATTCTTCTGCCGACCGAAGAAAAATAGAGCAAACCACCCGAGCGGGAGATTTGCTGGGCAACGCCCCGGGCAGGAATGTGAATAATCGGTGGTCCCAACAACGAGGGGACCAAGATGACGATGAAGAAGCGTGGCGGATCGAAGCGGAAATTGATGGCGGCAAGGACGAAGGCCGCGCGGGCCTTCGCCGACTGGGCGGGCATCGCCCTCGAAACCGAACAGAAGGTCGAGGCGGTGACCGATCTTGCCGAGGACATAAGGGACGCCTTCGCCCGGTTCGACGCCGCGCTGATCCGCAACAGGATCGAGTGACATCAACGAGGGGCGCCCGGCGGCGTCCCTCCCTTTCATGGGTGCAGCCATGGCCTGGGAAAAGATCAGATATTTCGTCGAACGGCCGGGCCGGGCCGGCAAGAGGCGCCATTTCTGGCAGCCCTCGGAGCACCTCCGGTCGCTGGGCTGGAAGCTGGCGAGGTTGTCGGATGATCGCGAACAGGCGCTGGCCGAAGCGCGCCGGCTCAACCGCGCGCTCGATGACTGGCGCAAGGGGCTCGCGGCCTCAGTCGAGGAAAGCGGCGCGCCGCTGCCCGTGCCGGCGCCCCTGCCGAAGGAAGGCACGGTCGCCGCGCTGATCGCCGCCTATAAGGCGAGCGAGGAATACGCCGCGCTGGCCGAGAAGACGCGCCACTCTTACCGTCTCAATCTCGGCGTCATCGAACGATGGGCGGGTGATGTCCCGGTGCGGGCGATTACGGCGGCGCGGGTGCAGAACCTTTACAAGGGCATCCGCGCCAAGGGCACGCGGCATCTGCTGTGGCAGCCAGCGGGGGGCGAGGATCGCCCGGCGCCGGCGCCGGCGCCTTCGGCCGCGGCGGCCGTGGTGCGCGCCCTCTCGCTGCTCTGGACCTGGGGGCGGCGGGCCGGCCTGTGCACGGGCGACAACCCGGCCGAGAAACCCGGCATCAAGGTCCGGGCCGCCAAGGGCCGCATCTGGACCGCGGCCGAGGTCGACGCCATGGTGGCGGCGGCTGACAGGGCCGGCCTGCACTCGATCGGCACCGCCATCGTCATCAACGAGTGGTTGGGGCAGCGGGAGGGAGACATCATCCGGCTGACCCGCCGGCAATATCGCGACGGTGCCTTTCACATCCGTCAGAGCAAGCGGGGCGCGGAACTCGAGTTGCCGCACAGTCCCCGGGTCGCGGCGCGTGTGGCCGCCGAACTCGCCCGCTTCGACGATCTGGATATTCCGCCGGCGCATATCCTGATTTCCGAGGTGTCCGGCGCGGCCTACACGACCGACCGTTTCGTCAAGGACTTCGCCAAGGTGAGGGCGGCCGCTGCAGCGGCGAACCCCGGCATGGCGGGCCTGCAGTTCATGCACCTGCGGCACACCGCAGTCACCCGGCTGTTCGAAGCGGAATGCGAGCTGCCCCTGATCGCCTCGATCACGGGTCACACGCTCAAGCACTGCGCCGAAATCATCGACCGGTACGGCGGCCGGACGCGCAAGATGGCCCGCCTTGCGACCGACAAGCGGTTGGCGGCCGAACCTCGGCAGAGCGAGGCGTTCAAGGCCGGCGAGGGCGGCGAATGACAAAGGAGGGTTGACGGCGGACGCCGCCGGCGGCAGCTTGGGGGCCGGAGCTTGGAACCTCCACTTCTAGAGCGGCCGCCGCACCGTCATCATCGCGGCTATTTTTGCGCCCGGATTCCGTCCGGGTGCCTCCCATGGCGGGAGGGCGGGTAATAAGGCCGCAAGGCTCAATAACCGCGCCTGGCTCTAGACAGGTTCCAACCTCCCGCCACCAGGGCGGGCCGTGGAAAGCCTCTCCGGCGGCGAGCGCCAACGCCGACTAGAGAAGGCTTCGCCATGACCGACCTGATTTCATTCGACGATATCAATGCGTCCATCAATCACGAGCCCCGTATCCTCGACACGGTGCTTGCGCAGCGACTGGGCATGAGCCGGCTGCGCGCGATCAAGGAACTGATCGAACGGAACCTGACCGAGCTGCAAAGCTATGGGGAGGTTTGCCGTATGGCACGGCAAACCTCCGCCCAAGGCGGCCGCCCCGGCGTCGAATATTGGCTGACCGAAGGCCAGGCGCTTCTGATCTGCGCACTGTCACGGACACCCGTTGCGGCGCAAGTGAGGCGGGCGCTGATCGAGGTTTTCATGGCCTTCCGACGCCGCCAGATTGAAGCCGATGTTGCACCGCGTGCGCCGGCGCCGATCCATGAAAGCGCACTATCAGCCGCCCGCACCGCCGCCGCCCGCGCTTTTGCCGATTGGGCCGGCCTAGCATTGGAGGTCGAGGCACGATTGCGTCAACAAGGACCCGACCTCGACGAATTGTCGGCGGCGCTGATCGCCGCTACCGAGGTGCTGGCGAGATTGAGGAAGTAG